CCAGTCTGCGCTAACGCCCGGCTCGCTCGCGGTAATGTCTGCGATGGACGTTAACAGAATCCAGAACGCGCCCTCATGCGCTACGGAAAGAGGCACAGCAGCGGCGCCAGTGAGCGAGGCCCACGGCCCCTTATAGTTGGCTGCACCCGCTGCCGTTGCCGCGCTGACGGTCGCACTCATCGCGCTTGCGCTTGCCCCAGATGCGGAATCTGCAGCATCGGTGGCGTTTGCATTAAGCTCGACCGCTAGCGTGTTGGCCTCACCTCTCCACACGTTGATCGAATCACGAAACGCCGGGAGCGATGTGCCAAGCAGCGTATCAGCGCGCGCGTCAAAGGTTGACGGGTCTGCTGTTGTGGGTACACTTCCCAAACTTGGTATGACTTCATCAATAGGCATTAAACTTCCTCCAATTCAATAGTTAGCACGGCCTGTAGCGGCGTAGCCATATCAATCACAAAATTGCGGTAGAACCCAAGCATCGAAACCGCTTCAAAGTATCCATCAGACACCTGCGAAAGCCCGTACCACAATGCAGGTTTTGCGTTAAGGTCTGCGCGTGTTTGCTTTATCCTGTCAACATCGTTGCGGCCACACCAGACCGTTGCATTGATTTTTGGGATGTTTCTTCTCGGTTCCAAAATTGCGTTGCCATCCTCGTCGCGCTCGACTGTGGAAAAGTTAAGCACATCTGATCGAGGTGATATTTCTATTTCGCCCAAGCTAACAAAGGTGCCAAGAACCAAAGCGCCAAGCTCTGCATTGCCTGATGTGGCCGAAATGGTGAGTGTAACAATACAGTCGGAATAAGGCGGAATGTCGAAAAACACTAGCGCAGGCTCGGTGCCAAACTCGCCAAAGAAATACTCATACCATGTTCGTGTGTTGCGGGTATTAAGTGATCCAGATGATGTGTAAACAGTACCGCCGCCTGCCGCCGATGTGACGCTTAAGCTGTAGCTGTTGCCGGTAATGCCGACAAGCCCCACGGTGTTGATTCGCTTGCCTGGCGTCCATGTGACTGTAAAATTTCCGGTAACTGTTGTTTTATTATTCCTGCTGTAATTTGTTAGCCGCCACCTGTTGGTCTTGCCTATAAACTTCCAGCTTGTCGTATCTGATAAAGCGTTGCCGGTGTTCGCTGCGATCAGGGACTCGTACAGGTCGTGATTGGCAAGGTCTGTGACTATCTCGCCAAGCTCGGCGCTCGATCCTGAATCATAGACAGGGTAAACAATGCCTGCCTCTGCCCAAAATGCACCTTCCTCTAGTGTGTTTCCTGTATTGCCGTCTTGCAGTGAGCGCCACACGGTTTGCGGCTCACCGTAGCTGCTGACAAGCCCGACAAGATCGCCCTGTGCGTAGGTGGTGCCGCCTGCATACGTTGCGGCCACTTCCTCTGGCACGGTGCTTGATGTAAACCGAGCATCAGTTATCTCAATCGGCGGGACTACTCGCATTTACGCTGCCTCAGTTCTAAGTGCATTGCCATCGCGGGTAACGCGTAAAAGTATGTCGCTGGTGCGCTTGACTTGGTGCGCGATCATAGACAACTCCCTTTGCATCATCATCAGGCCCTGGTCGTTTGAGTTGTTGCGGTTGCGCGGATCGTTGCGGGTTAAAACCTCTTCCCCTGCGTGAAGCTCTGCTCTGTAACCATCATACGGTACGCGCGACAGGCCCATTCGGTGCGATCCGTCGATGCCGCCGAAGATTGCGTTTTTCTGCTCATCGCTGATCCCTCCGGCATGGCGCAAGACGTCCTTTGCGTATTGAGACAGTTGTTGCTCCATCGGCACCGACTGTACTCCGCTACCCTTCTCGGATGCCATGCCAAGGAAAACGCCAGCGCCCTGCCCTGTCTCGCTGTAGCCAGAAAGTGTTGCAGCGGACATATTGACCTGACCGCCCGCGTCCCTGATGGCTTGGGTTATTCTTGCATCAACAGCGGCAAATGCGCTGATTACTTCCATTGCCGCGCCCTGATCCTCGCGCCTTGCGAATCCTGTGGGCTGAAATCCTGATGCGAATGGATCAACGCCGAATGTTCTTGATGCGTCAGCGCCAGGGGCTGGGCCGACAAGCATACCGGCGTTGCTTGATGGGGTTTCGTCCTTGTCCAGAACAGCGGCAAGCGCGCCAGTACCGGCCAATGCCCAGCCCCAGCCGGGTATTGCAGCAGCGGCGTTTGTTATCCCGCCCCATGCGCTTCCTGCCGCCCCTACAAGGCCGCTTCCTGCCGTTCCGTTGCCCACGATAGCACCAGAAATGCCGCCACCGCCGCTCATGCCTGAGGCGATAGACCCGCCTAGTGATGATGAGCCTGCGCCAAGGAGTGAACCGCCCACAGATCCACCGCCGCCGCCAGATCCAGTGATGCCAAAGAACCCAAGAGCCTGAACTGCCGCCCACTCCGAAATGATGCGAGCAACCGTTGAAATTGCGGCCTGCTTGATCTTCTCAAAGGCACCTTCGCCGTTCATGGCTATGTCAACAAACGTGCCAGCTAGGTAGTCTCTGGTGGACTCATACGCGCGCTGGGTAGCCTGCGCCGCCTCTTTCTCGGCCCTTGACCGGTTAGCTGCGCCGGTCTTGGCTGCTGCCTCCCAAAACTTGGCACCCTCTGTTGCGTCATAGTATGCCTGGGCTGCGCTGGCGATTGCTGTAACCTGATCGCCGGTTAGCACTGTGTTTGCTAGCGTTGCCCGGTTAACCTCTTTCATCACCTCGTCATACACAAACAGCTCTCTCGCAGCAAGAGCCGTGCCTATTTCCTGACGGTTAGTGGCCGCAACCATTTCCCTGATTGCTTCGCTTGTGCCCTCTATCGCCTCGGTTAGTATCTTCTGGCTTTCTTTGTTCTGCTCTATCTGCTGGCGCTCGTCATAAAGCGCGCCCGCTGATACACGGATTGCTGCGGCCTCGGTGGATTTTGCCTGCACTCCGGCCAGCACGGTCTTATTGTGGATAAATAATTCGCGCTCGGTTAAACCTAGCGCCTCGCGCTCGCCCTCAAGCTCGCGTATTCTTTCTTGCACGGCATCGTTTAGGCTTTGCGTTGCCTGTGTGACCTGCTGTATCGGCCCGACAAACAGCGCCATGCCCTCAGTGCCCTTTGACACCAATTCGTTGTGGCGATCCTGCTCCGCATTAAGGGTTGTCAGCCTGCTGCGCTGGCCTGCCATCTCCTGAGTTAGCGCCCTGGACTCTTTGGAGTTTTCGCCAAAAAGAAAGTTAGTATTGGCAAGCTCTGCACCTGTTCGACGCAAAGCCGTTTCGACTGTCTTAATCTGATCCTCAAGCGATGCGCCTGACGCCTCGGCTTGTGCTATGGACCTGCGTGACCGCTCAATCTCGGATGTAAATGTTCCTAGCGCTTCCTCGTTTCGCTCCCACATTTTCCATAGCGCAGCGCCGGTAATAACCAGTGCGCCCATAGGCCCGCCGATCAGCGCAAGTGCGCCTCTGAGTACGCCTGCTGCGGTAGCGGCTGCTCCCATGCTAAGTGTAGACGCCGCAATGCTTGGCGCAAGCCGGGCAGCGAATATAACCGCCGCAAGCCCTGCCGCCTCTGCAATGTGATCCAGGTTGTTAGACGCGCCAACGAGCGCAGACCCTGCCAGCCCTGTGACCCTGCTGACACTTTCAGCGGAACCGATAAACTCAAGCAGGTTGTTTTGGGCCACGGTCATGTTCTGGCCGAACGTAGCCGTCATCTTGTTAAATGATGCGTCAATGCCATCGGCGGCATCGGTCAACGAGCTTATTACAATCTCTGCCGTGATACCGCCCTCGGCGGCGAATGAGCGCAGCTCTCCCTTGGTCATGTTGAGCGATGCGCCCAGCGCGTCCATCAGGATCGGCGCTTGCTCTGAAACCGAGTTAAATTCCTCGCCGCGAAGTGCGCCAGCGGCCAGACCTTGCGACAACTGGATAATAGCGTTGCCCGCCTCCTGCGCCGTAGCGCCTGAGACAGCAAAAGCCTGGTTGATTGTTCTGGTGATGCCAATCAGCTCTTGCTGATTAAGACCAAGCGATCCAGATGCGCGAGAAAGCCTTGCGTACAGGGTTGCGGTTGCGTCAAAACTTGATCGGGTATCGTTGGAGACGTTGATCAGTGATTTCTGCGTGTTGGATAAAGACTCACCTTCTTTTTGCACAACGCGCAATTGGTTTGACAGGTTCTGCCAGCTATCAGCGTAGCGCACAACTTCGCGCACAGACAATGCGCCGCCCAGCGCAATCATGGCAGAGCGCAGCACGCGCATACCGGCCTCGGCAGTACGACCGGATTTGTCCAGCTTATTCAGGTCGCCGGATGCTGTGCGTACACTACGGCTGTCGGCCTCTATCTGCACCTTGGCAATATCAACCATTTTTAATCCTCCGGCCCCTGATGTTTTGCTGCATACGCGTTATTGCTGCCTGCTTAACTTCTTCTGTCGTGTAGGGGCGTTCAGCGTCTGCCCCGTCAAACTGCCTCACAGCGCCGTCATAGGCTCTGGACATTTTAACTAGGGTTGATGCCTCCCAATGGTCAAACTCGACCCCTGACAGTTGCGTGTAGGCGTTAAGTGATTGCCAGGATATTGCATCCGGCCCGCACTCGAACATTTCCTCGATCAGATATGCGAAACCGCCAATGTCGGGCAGGTGCTTTTCTTCCTCACCTGCCTTGCATCGTGGCGTGTTTCGATCTTTGCCGCGTGTCCATAGCCACGCCAGTTGCCGGACGTACAGGATTAACTGGCGCTGTGATCCAAAAAATACGCGGCCCTGTCGGTTACTTTTGTAAGCACCTGCTCAGAGATCCAGCCGAATTGCTTGTATACTTTGGCCGCATTTTCCTTGCTGCAAGCAAGTTTCTTGCCTTCCAGTTCCATCTCGGCAGACCAGTCAACAGTACACTCGGACATGATAGAGATCAGAAGATCGTCCACCGCGTCCATTGTTGTACTTTTGTCGGCATCCTTTGCGCGTAGTCGCTTGTGCGTGGCTTTCCACTTGGAAGAGTCGCGGCCCATGCAAACGATATACAGGGGCGCGCCTTTGCTGTCTTTTAACACCTCTCCGGTGCCGGGATGATTTAACTCAACCCGCACACCTTCTGAGGCTAATTTCTCAAGATCGAGACTTGATAAATCCACGGTTTACTCCCTTACACTGGCTCAACGGTTACGGTGTCGCTTGTCGGCTGCACAACCATCGCCTTGTTGATAATTGCAGATGCGTCACCGCGAGTATCGTTATAGCTCAGTACAATGCCGGTGTAGTAGTCAACGGTGCCGTCAGGATTGTTGATCTCGATGGAGTAATCCGTCTTGGCATCAACACCGGCAAGCGCGATAATCTGGCCCGCATCATCATCATCGCGCGACATGGTGAATGTCTCTTGTGCGTATGATTTGATCGCTTTCAGATATTTGGTTGTATCGCCCGCCAATGGCACCCGTTCCGTGGTCGAATACTGCTTGCCACCTGCCGAGTAATCAACCACCTCGCCCAGCACGCTGAATGTCAGCGCCTCATAACCTGTGCTGTCAAATGTTGCGGGTAAACTAGCTGAGATACCAACAGTTGTTCCCGCCTGAATGCTCACTACTTCTGTCATAATCCTATCCTCTTATCATCAGCGGGCAACATAGGCCCAGTATCGAAACGTAATTACAAGTTTGTACCATCCATCCTCAGCTACGCCCGGCTCCCTGCCGTGCCTGAGTATCGTTGCAGATTGACCGTCATACGCTATACGCTGGGCAATTTTGAATTGCGCCATAATCTGATCTGCTTTTTGTTTTGCTGCGACTGCGCCCACGTTTGTCGGGTATCGCAGTATCACCCTGAATACCCCTGTGCCCTCGTTTGAGTCGGCAAGCGACATGGGTGCATCTTCGTTCTGC